GCTTCTCCTGCGGGGCCAGTCATTGCTGGTACCATCCCTGTTGGAAAAGTTGAACCACAGTGTCGAGCGCATCGAGCAAAAAAATCAAAAATCCGCGAATCAATCTTGTTCAATCGTGTGTTCCCGGCCATTAAGTTCCCAGCTCCGCTTGGCCGAGAAAACCCTTACGGTCAGCGAAATCTCGACGAAGACCCGCTCTACGTGGGCGTGCGAAAGCATGGACGGGTCCCGATTCCGTTTGGGGCTAAGTACGTTCAGCTCGCGCGACAACACCTATCGAATATCATTATCTCTGGCTGTCGACCTGTCTTCGCTGGCGGGACCGCTGAGTTGTCTAATGCCGAGATTTTTGCTGGCATTCCAGGAGAGGATGGCTACCGACATCTTGAGCTTAACACCTCCGAGGGATATCCATTCGCACTCTTCCGTCCTGCGAACCATTCAAATAAGAAGTGGTTATTTGATTACACAGATGGGATCCGAGGTCGAGAACTTATATCAATTCGTCCGGAACTCAGTTCGATCCTCAATGACTACGATGGCTATCGAAGAAAAGGAATGATACCTCCAACAGTCTTTCAGGATTGTTTGAAAGACGCTCGGATTTCCAAGGAAAAACTTGATGTTCCGGGTAGTACTCGAGTTTTCTCGATTAGTCCGGTTGAGTTCACTATGGCGACGAAGCGGTACTTTGGTCATTTCCAGACCGCGTATTCGCGTGCTCGCCCGTTGTCTGAAACAGCGATTGGCATTAACGCCAACGGGCCAGAGTGGGATTCGCTCGTAAGACGACTTTTGGAGTGTTCATCCGATAATATCGTCACAGGGGATTATAAGGCTTTTGGCGATACTCTTCAGAGTGCGTGCGTTGAGGCGGCGTTTGACATCATGATAGATTGGTATAAGCATTACTTTAATATAGAAGGTGATGACTTAGTTGTTCGAGAAACTATCCGAGACGAATTGCTTCACGTGCCGCATATCATTGACGATCATCTGTATACAATGGCTTGCGGAATTCCGTCTGGGTTTGCGTTAACAGTTGAGCTGAATTCGTTGGTAAATTGTTTGTATATGCGAATCTGTTGGTTAATGCTAATGGAGGGGTCTGAATACGAGAGCTTGTTAAACTTTTCCAAGTTCGTTCGTCTCATTACGTATGGAGACGATTTGATCATGTCTGTCCATGATAAAGTAAAAGATTTCTTTAATTTTTCAACAATCAAAGCCGTTCTTGAACATCATAAGATCGGCTTCACCAATGCGACAAAAGTCGAAGAAGATAAAACCCCATTCTTCAACTTACTTCAATCCACTTTTTTGAAACGAGGTTTTGAGCGACATCCGTATCATCCGACCCACTGGCTCGCGCCACTGGAGTTTGGTTCGGTTGTCGATTGTGTTAACTGGGTTCATTCTAGCGGAGAT